GTACGGTATGCGACTAAACTCACAGGCACGGCAGGCGATGATTCAGTCGATCAGATTGATGGATCTATATTAGCCGTAAATGATATTACAATTTGTCCATGTGTGGACGACAATCATTTATACGTCTATGAAGTTGATGAATCCGGCGATGCTGAAGCATTGCCTACTTGTATTGCGCCGAACACAAATGCAGGTAACAAACGACATAAGCTAATCGCCGACTCTCACGCGCAGAATACCGACACGGGCACGTCAAACAATTTCACGGTAGCAGACGGTAAATACGTTGTTACAGACAAGGTGCGTGCCAGAGACGCTGACGGGTTGAAACTTGAAGATGACGGCGGGAATGGGATGCTTATTAAGGATGGAGGGAAAGTTATTGCAGGTAACGGCTTTTGTTTTTTAGATGAAAATCATTCTATTTATGCAGTCACTGGAGAAGGTGTATATATAGATACGTATTCCGTAGATCCCCCAGTATTTATCCAACAGATAACAGGCAATGTTGATATTGGGGGATTGCCTCCAAACCAGAAGCTAACAGTAGAAGGCACAATGTCCCTCAAAGAGCAGACCGCTGCCAACGCCAGCACAGCCGCTTATGGCCAAATCTGGGTTAAGAATACTACACCGAATGAACTATTCTTCACAGATGATGCAGGAACTGATACGCAAATAAGCTCTCATCCCCTTGACGCTCCACCAGAATTATACACCCACGGGCCCGGAATTGACTGGATAGGGAAGAGGGTTCAGCCGTTCCTTGGAGTGATCTTCTGGCAGACACTTAACGGTACTGTCACCGAGGAGACATTTGACGCATATAACGCAAGACGGAAAGATGCCAAAGGCCATCAGGACTTGGTCAAGCAGGATTGGGATGCTGTGCAGATAGCCAGACTCAGGGAAGAAAAACTAAAAGAGATAGTTGAAGAAGAAGTTACAGAGGCATTTGACGACGTTGAGATAATGGAAGAGATTGAAGCCGGCAGTAAGACGGATGGCTACCGGTATTCATTCGATGATGCAGGTAACTGCAAAGTCGAGGAGAACATCGTCCCAGTAAAGACCAAACAAGGAACAGGTAAATTTGAGAAGCAACTGAAGGCCGGCGTTTCGTTTGATGCTGAAACTGGTAAATTTATTCGCAAGCGGAATATGACTGAAGCTGAAGTCGATGCTTTAGAACTACAAGCTCCCGCCATGCCTGAGTGGATGCAGGCGTGGAGGAATAAGGAGACAAGATGATAATACAAATTATAGCAGCGATATTTGCGGGGGTTGTGACTGTAGGGATATTGTGGAAGATGTTCGATATTGTGTTCGCTCGACTTGACGAAAAAGTCTCAAAAGATGCCTGGGAAGAATATGGTAAAAGAATCGACCAGCTCCTCGATCATGGTAAAGCAGAATTCGAGGCGACAAGGGAAACTCTCAGAGCGCAGTTTGAAACACTTGCCGCGATTAATCGTCACATTGCTGAAATTAAAACTATTCTTGACATCAAGAGGTGGAAGAACGGTGGCGAATAGATACATTTGCAAGCACTTTGATCTGTACGAATTGGTTGATCCTGCCACATATCAGAGGTTCGGCGAGCGCGCCTGGATGTTCTTTGATAACGAATCGCTCATGATGATCGACGGGATCAGAGAATACTTTGGCGTGCCGATGATAATCAATGACTGGCACTGGCACGGAGAATATCAATGGAGTGGACTGAGGACGATTGATTGTCTTGAGGGATCGAAGTGGAGCCTCCATCGGCTGGCCAGGGCATTCGACATCAAATGCAGGATACCGGCGGAGAAGATGCGGTCGGAGATTATGGCCAATCAAGATCACGATCTCCTGAAATACATCAACCGCATGGAGGACGGTGTCTGGTGGCTGCATGTGGACAGAGCAAATGTAGAAGGCAGGATAATTTTGTTTTGAAAGGAAAGGAGGTGAAACAATGTATAAGGCAATTTATCAAATGCTTTGCATGGCTTATGCTACTCTGTTGCGGGATTTGGTTAAGAAAGCCGTGGACGATCCCAAAGAAGAGTGGGATGATGTATTACTGAACGTAATGGATCGACTTTTTGATTACAAACCGTAAAAAAAAGTAAGGGAAGGTGTGCGGCTTGCAAAAAGCACGCAAGCCGCGTCCCTCAGTCTCCTTATCTCCTATTGTTTGTTGTGGCATACGTTCTTTAACCCAAGGTATGCCAGCCATGGCGGAGGGAGAACTATTACATATCGTATGTATGATCAAGTTCCCGTCTTCACTAACTCTGGTTTCCCCATAAAATACGCGGCAGACTGGAAAGCATCAAAACATTCGTCATGCACTCCGTCTTCATCGTTCGCCCATATAACGATCCCGCGTAATAGCGCTTCTATATGGATACGCGCTTCTTCACTGTCAGTTTCTCCAAGCATCCTCTTGAGTCGGTCGATCTCGGCAATGAGGGTTTTGTAGTTCTGGATTTCCTGTGGAAACTCCCATTTCACTCTGGCATTATAGTAATCAACAAGCCATCTGATTTCCTCAATTGTCTTCATTATGCTACCTCGATTTTGTATGCCGGTTTCCCTTACGGCACGCACCGGCTGGCGTTCTAATGGAGGAAGTATTTGTTACCACCACTATGTGTTGTTAACAAAAGTCGATCCTGGAGCGTTTTTTCTCGGCTCACGGGCATTCTGTGGTGGGTTGCCGCCCATGCCTCGACGCGCAGGATTCTTCCCGAAGCGGTAAGGATGGATAGGACAGGATTCCATGTCGCATTCGATGACAAGCTCCCTGTCGCCACCCATGCACTCCAGGCAAAAACGGCGAAAAACTTTTACAGATATCCTTTTTCCGCCCGTTCTATATTCGTGAAAAGGACAGGGATTACCGGTAGCATATACCAGATATCCTCCGCATTCTTCTACGTCCTTATCCGATCTTGACTGGATACAATAGTGGCACCAATTATGCACCGTTTGCTTAGGTGTTTGTTTTTCGTTGTACGTCATTTGGGATTCCACCTCCATTTCATTTTAAGTGGGGATGCCGCGCCTCATCCCCTATCAAATTCATAATTTTACCAACTTTCAGGTTAAAAGTTAAAGTTTAACGCGGTCCACCGTCTAATCTGTTCTGAGTTCGCATCTCTCGCCGTTCAGTCTGATGAAATGGCTGAAATCAGTTGATACCATTACGTCGCCATGGTATCTGATGATCTCAGTGTACCTGACGTATTCGTCAGTTGATGAGAATACCGGATGCTCTTTCCAGATGTCGTCGCTCGCATCGATCCTGACGGCGAATAGGATAAGCAAAAGACATGCCACTACAACGAATATGAGAGCAATCATTTTTTTTGTTTCATCGTCGAACATGTCGCTTCTCCTCACGTGAAACTCATATAGGCATTTACAATGTTTTCAAGCTCTGCCCCTGTTATTGCGCTTTTATAGACATACTTTAATAGCACGTTGATCGTCGCGTTATAGAGTTTTGAGAACTCCTCTTCTTCCATATATGCAAACGATATGCTCTTTGCGCGCACCCTTGTAGTGCCATCAAGCCTGATCGTTGCGTAATAATAACCAGCCAATATAGTTACGTCCTCCCTATACTGGTCGAAATTCTTCTCTGGCACACCATGGCGCGAGTCAATTATCCCAGGTTCCCAATTTTCGAATCCGACAGTCAGGAGCGCAAAATATTTTTTCAAGAACTGGTAATTGCGAACCTTTTTAAACTCTGCGTTGATGACTTCGCCCGACTTAATTTTCTGTGCCCAGTCCTTAGATTCTGCGTCGAACGGTACAAAGCCGGCTGGTGTTTTTGTAAGATATACGTTCATCGCATCGCCATCAGTCTTTCCGTGACAGCGTCAAGTTCAAGGCAGAACGCCTCAAGTTCGGCCTTCAGCTTACCGATGAACGCCTCGTCTCGCTCAACGATGATTATCATGGCGGGTAGACCTGGCGAATAGGACATGAAATCCCAGCGCTCAAAACCCGTCACTAGTAACGATCCCTGCACCTGGACGATATATTTGACTGGGAGCTTGCCGTCGATGAGATAACTCACCTGAGTTTTGGGCAAGACGTTTTTCATTTCAAGACCCCACTCGCCGTCGACTATCCCGTCAGGGCTGCATAAATAGTGTTTGTTTTCGTCTGGATAGATAACGCCGACCTCTAGCACGGTAACATCGTTAAGCAGTTCATACAATATACGTGACTCGTGCTCTCTAGAGTTCCCTTCTTCCATTGCGCTGGATACATGCCCATCAACCCGTTGTCCCGTGATTCTCTGCGCTGCGAGTTCGCATAAATAGCCATGGCGCGACTTTGAAACAGTGCCGCTTGCAGTCAATATTTCGTCGAACCTGCTCGCACTTGGCTTGCCGAGCTTCTCCGACCACCACTGTTCTTCGCCTTGGACGCAATATGTTACGAGCATCTTTTTTTCTCCTTCTGTTTGAGAGCGGCGACAGCTTTATTATAATCAGATGCCGGGATACGCGTGAGGTCGTCAACTTTCATAAACTGGCAGAACTTGGCTTCGTCAACTCCTAACTCGTTAATATAATCCGTAATGGCGCTCAATTGCTCTTCGCTGATATGCTCGATCTGCTCTCCGCAATCATTGTCCATGTCCCTTGTGGCCAGTCCTGTGAGGGCGAGGATGGTATATCGTTCCAAGTACGAAATAGCTGATCCGATTGCCTGGATGGGATTCTTGTTTCCTGAGACATCGGGGTCCGCAGAAAGAGTAGTTTCCTCGCTGTGTCCCATGACGTGGGTGATTTTACAGGTAACACTCACCTTTCCGTTAGCCTGTTTTGTTAACCATGATGCCGATAGACCTTCTTCGCTCAGCCTGACATTGATTTTATCCGTCACGTTTGACAATGTGGCGTGGTCATATTCTGTTATGCCCTTTTGTGTCGTGTACTTCACGTGTCGATCTTTTCCAATATCTGGAGGCATTGCCTTAAATCTGGCCATGGCTTCGTGATACGCTTTTCTCGCCTCGTTCGCCTCCCACCGCTCCTGAAGCTCAAGCAATTTCGCTAGTTTGTCGAGATCGACGTCATGCCTGCTCAGCGCCGCTTCGATCATGTCTGATGGCGCCTGCGTTAATGCTTTTTCCATTACATCACCTCCTCACATAAAAAATCTAATTCCATGGTAAATCATCACCGCCACCGCAAATCCGATGGCGATCCAGCATATCGATTCAATCAGCTCATCCATTTCACACCTCATGATCTGGCATTTCCTCAACAACCGTAGCGCCGCCGTGTTCTCTAGAATAAAATGCATCCTCAAATGTACGCCCATTGTAGAACGTTTCCCCGTCGATATAAATCGAACATTGTGTAGTGACAACACCATCACCATTTTCGATCATTCCGTAGGTAAGCATATGATACCGCCCACCCGCAATTTTTTTTAATCTTGCCTTCGCGTCGCTGAATTTCATGTCGCTCTCTCCTCTAATTGTTTTGTTAACTCAAACATTACATCATCATGCAATGATTTCCCGTATCCAACAAGCTCACCACCTTTGATGGTGTAATTATAGTCTCTGCATATCTGGTCAAATTCCTCCAAAAATGCCACACCTTGCTCCCACTCAATTCTCCTGCGTTCTGTGTCGCGCTCAGAGTAAGCATTTGCCCTCTTCTCATCAAAGCGCATTGCCATCTCCGTGTATCCCATCTCAAATCCTCCTTTCCGGGGCCGCCGAAGCGACCCCTTGACATATTATCACTACGCGTGCCTCTGCTGTTGTGGGGTCAGCATCCCCGTATATCTCGGCGACTCGCCGACGCCGTTCTTGGCAATATTGCGTTCGACAAGTTCCATGATTTGTCCGACCCCTTTTTCTCCTATAGCCGCAATTGCCATTTTTTTCGCCTGTGTTAAAGTGTAGCCACTCTGAATTGCCATCCCTGACCGCCCCTCTATTATGTAATATTTCGCTCCATCTTTGTACCAGAACGTGTCAAGCCCTGGGTGCAGATTGATGTTATGCCCATGTATGCGTTCATACTGGACAGCACCATTTTTCATCCGCATTGCCCGGTAAAATAGTTGTTTGTTCATAGTGTCTCCTAAAACAAAAAAAGGGCGCAAACCGGATTTCTCCAGTTCACGCCCCTTGCTGTGCCCCTATGGGGCTGTGCTGTGGGCTATGACTATTGTAGCATAAAGGTCGTGCTCTCCATCGCCATCATCTCCGCTAAATAGCGCGGAGACTTTCGGAGGCGGTCTTCAATCCTCCTCCGCTCCTTCGCCAGGTCAACACAGACAAGTCCACGCCCTTCGGCGTGGGGGTTCCCAGCATAAAACTTCACAGGGACAGCATCTTCGTCCCCGTGTACCCGGAGGAAGTCCTCCAGGTAATTCCCCTCAGAAGAGGGGTCTAGATTGTTCCGGAGATAACTCCGGTCAGCCCGCTGCATCTCGCGGGCTATTTTTTTCATGGCTGGGGAGCCTATCTCCCCGAACCTTTTGTAATCCCTGAATTTATACCCGTACATCTTTTCCTCCTTCCATCTATTTACTGAGGTCAATATAAGATTGACCCCACTCTCCGCATGTAGCGGAGAAAAAATACGCTCGCCCGCAGGCGGTACACACGCGGCGGGAGCAAGTTTCATACGCTCCCCGCTCCTCAGTATCGTCGGTGAGCCATATCGTGCCCACCGACCCACAGGCTGAACATTCCAGCCTGTCATCCATTCTTTCTTTAAGAATCATTTTTTCCTCCCCTTCCCTCGCCTAAGCCGTGGCGTGGGAGTCTGGATTTTTATTTTTCCCACTGTCCGCCGTGGGTTTTCAGGGGCCAGCTCCCCTGCGCCATGGATTCCGGCTCCATGGTGCCTCTATGTTTTGACTTCATTATACATATCTGATTTGGCGTGTCAAGCTTTTTTTGACCGGGAGTGAACTTTTTTTATTTTTAGTATTTACATCGTATAGTCGCCTAGTTATCAAGTGTCAAAAAAAATACTTGACAAATATTATTAACGTGTGGTAGAAAAAATGTCATGAAAACTAAATTTTATAAGGCTGTAAGCCAGAATAGAAAAAAATTGAGGCAAGCCGGGTTTACGCCGGCTACGATCCATAACTGGGAGTACGGCAAGAAGATGCCGAAGTTTGACAATGCCGTCAAACTGTCCTTCCTCCTTGGCATTGACCTGAAGGACATCCCGTACTGGAGGGTGGAGATCAATAGACCATAGAAAGGAGAAGACCAATGGGCAATTCACATAGTTGGAGCACAGAGGCAGAGCTGCATTTTCTAGATGATCTGGGGGCTCACACTGGAGTTACCAGGGATCCTGCGCCATTGTTGAGGGGATACCTCGCCGGCGCTGAAAAAAGAACGGATTGGGGCAATATGGACAGAGACGCTGTCATTGCGCATGCGAAGAAGCGCCTTGAAAGGATTGTCGGTGGCTAAAAAAACAGAACGGCAAAAATTAGACGCGCAGCTGATCGAGCTTTTTTCGCGCTGCGTCCGTGCCCGCGACAAAGTGTGCCGAAATTGCGGGAGCGGCTACCGATTGCAGGCACATCATATCATTGCCAGACAATATAAGTTGGGACGTTATAACACGGAAAACGGCCTGTGTATTTGTTCTGCATGCCACTTCCACGAAAAAACAAACCACGAGAAATTCAGAGACATGATTCTGTCCGTCATCGGGGAAACCCGATTCAACGAGTTAAAAACACAATACATGCGAAACTGGAAGTGGACTGTTCCTGAGCTGAAGGAAATCCTTGATGGTTTGAAAACTGAATTGCGGCGAATAGAGGAAGAGTGGGGGACATTATGACTGCAATCGAAATACTGGAGGAGTGGCTGACGGCGCATGGCTATGACGGCCTGTGCAATCCTGACGAGGAATGCGGCTGTCGAATCGGCGACCTGATACCATGCCATTCATACTGCGGATATTGCCAGCCAGGATATCTGCATGGAGACGGTGGGATATATGAATTAGTTATTAAACAATGTAATTTTATGAAATGTTTTGCCGGGATGGGAGTTGCCGGTAATGGACAATGTTTTCTTGGTGGCGACCCTCAAGACCCTAACTGTCCGAAATTTAAGGACGAAAAAGAAGCGTTGGAAGAATGGAGGCAAAGCGAAGACAGGTAAGCATATAGGACGCATGCGGGAGGACTGTCTGCTTTAGCTGGCGGTAGTTCACAGCGTGGTGCGTTGTTAAACATTGCATTGTGGCTCCTGAAATGGGATGCGAATATTACAAGTTTAAGGAGGTAAGAAAATGAAATTGCCTGGCGATAGCGCAACCAATTATGCAAAGGGGTTTTTAAAAGCAGGGAACGGCACTCTCAAGGAGGCGTGTGTTAGGGGATGTCACTATGACGGCGTACCCAAGTTTTGGTGGCGGTTGGTAGCAAAAAGGGTAAAAAGGGACAAAAACCTTGACACCACCCGGTAAATGTGGTAGGTGGAGGGGAAGAGGTACGAAATCATGAGTTGTGCAGGAACTCGGAACCAATTAAACTTAGAAAAGGCCATGCAAGGATATCGCAGCCCTGCGGTAGAAGGAGCCTGCACCTCCGCCTTGTGTGGCCTTTTGTGCGTTTAAGGATGTAAGTAATGAGAATTAAAGGATGGAACAAGTTTCAGCACTTCAGGGATCGAACTCCTCCGTGGGTGAAGCTATATCGTGATCTTTTAGATGACCCGGACTGGCATGATCTGGATGGAGATAGCGCAAAGACGCTGATTATGCTGTGGCTGATTGCAAGTGAGGATGAAACGCATATTGGAACACTACCAGATATTAGAAAACTTGCCTTTCGACTCCGCATCGACAAAAAGAAACTAGAACATCAAATTGCTAAACTATCTCATTGGCTTATACAGGACGATATCACGATGATATCAGGACGATATCAAGTTGATGCACCAGAGGGAGAGGGAGAGAGAGAGAGAGAGGGAGAGGAGAGACAGAATAATGTCGAGAAAGAATCTCGACTACACGAAAATATCCCATATAAAGAAATTGTTGACTACCTAAACAAAAAGGCACACACACATTTCAGGCATACTACAGTTGAAACAAAACGGCACATCAAGGCCAGATGGAATCAGGGATTCGACGTCTCAGCATTTAAGCATGTTATTGATGTGAAAAGCTCTCAGTGGCTCACAGATGAAAAAATGGTTGCATATTTAAGGCCGCAGACATTATTTGGAACAAAATTCGAGTCATATCTGAACGAGGCAATATATGAATAACTGGCAAGAATGGTACGTTTCGATGATAGAAGATTCGTTGGAGTCGATACGGTTCTTGGCGAGTGACATTTCTTTGATGACATCGCTTGTCGAAGAGTTTGGATTCAGCGAGATAGGGCAGCGCGCACAGTTTATACTCACTATTGACCAGACCGATATTGAGAAAGAGCGCCTATGGTTGAAAGAATTCAGGAGGTGGTGGCGTGAAAATAAAGGACTTTTCTGGGTATGATGGAGAAGACAAGGTAATCTCATCGTACGAGCTTGAAGCTTTGTTGGACGACGACGAACATTTATTCAGTGTGCGGAGCAAAATCCCAGCTCTCGACAACCTCATCGACGGGTTTATGCCCGGCGAGTTAGTGGTAATATCTGGGATGACAAAAAATGGTAAGTCGTTACTGGCGCAAACGCTTACCAAAAACTTTGTCGAACAGAATTTCTTGTCACTGTGGTTCACATTTGAGCTTCCTCCGAAACGTTTTATGGCATGTTTTCCAGAATTGCCATTGATATATATGCCCAAAATACTCAAGTCGTCGAACTTACAATGGGTGGAAGATCGCATACTTGAGAGCTGGCAGAAATATCATACTAGAATAGTCTTCGTTGACCATTTGCACTACGTTGTTGATATTGCGAGGCAAAAAAATCCGTCACTCGAAATAGGAACAGTTATCCGCAGGCTGAAATTGATGGCAGTTCGTGAAAATCTTATAATATTTATGCTTTGTCACACGCAGAAGCCGCGAAAGGATATGTCGAAGGATGATTTTGGCGATCCGCGCGATTCATCGTTTGTCGAGCAGGAGTCTGATGCCGCATTGATGGTGAAGAGATTTCCGGATATATCTCCCAACGTGGCGTGCATCATGGTCAATCAGCACAGACGAACAGGTGTTATGCGAGAAAAAGTATGGGTCGAGAAAATAGGAGGATACCTCGTGCAAACAACCACGCGCGAAATACCTGGCGAGAAAAAGAAAGTGAAAAAATATTGGGAGGACGATTAAAATGTCGCAACCTGAACACATCAAAGAAATACTTAAAAGAGTGATGGAGAGACTCGAAGAACAAAAAAACGAGGAGGAGGCACATGAAAAGCGTAACAATAAAAGACAAGAACAGAGAGATACTAATCCAGGTAATCCATCATGACGGCTCCTACACAGTCTACAAGCGCGCGGACTTGGCAGACCTAGTCGTTGACATCGTCAATGAGCAAGACACGAAAATATATTTGTCGAAGGAGGAGGGACAATGAACTACATGAACACTTATCGTCTTGAAACAATCACAGATGAGCAGGCCAATGAATATGACACACACTGGCAGGAGGTGTTAAAACTGGCCGGCGAGTATGGATTCATCAGACAATCATATGGAGGGACAGCGATTCTGATAACGCATGAGAATATTAGACGGTTGAGGGATCGGGATAAAAAATAAAAAAGCAAAGGAGAGGGTCGAGATGACAGATTATTTAAGAATGCTAGTGAAGGACTATGAAGAGATTACAAAAGTAATAGCCCAGAAAAAACAAAGGTTGGCTTCATACTATGGAATAGACGAGGCAAAAGATCAGGCGAAATTTGATTTATTGCTCAAGGGCGACAGAAGTATGGAGGGTTTGGAAACGCAAAAAGGCCGGATAGCACGAGATATCGGGAAAGAACTCGAATTGTTTGATGTATGGAGGATGTGGTTAAAAAAAATACCAGGCATTGGGCCTGCACTTGCCGGATTGCTGATATTGCTATATTATTCAAAGAACATTCCTATCTGTCAAAAATGCGGAGGTGATCTGGAGAAGATAGACGGAGGGTTGCAATGTAAAGAATGTGGCGCAAAAGCTAAGGCTGACGGTGTGCTTAAATATCGAGAGGAGAAGCGTGACTTCCCGAATATCAGCAAGTGGTGGAAATTCATGGGAAGACATACGGTAGATGGAGTAATGCCGAAACGAAAATCTGGAGTTGTGTCAGACTGGAGCACAAAAGGAAGAACATTAGGATTTCATATCGGAGATCAATTCAACAGGCAGAACGAGGATCATCCATACAAGACGTTTTTGCTATGCAGAAAAAAGAAACATGCGGAGAAACACCCAGACTGGACAAAGGGACATATCCACAATGCCGGCAAAAATGAAACTGTCAAACTGTTTTTGGCCCACTTCTGGACAGTAGCGAGGGAGATAGATGAGTTGCCTGTTACTGATCCATATGCGGGAACTATTATGGGACATACTGGAATAATAAGGCCGTTCTATTGGGATGAATAGAGAGAGAAGCCATTCTACTTTTGAAACCCAAAAATGCTATGCGAGCCATTGCCGGATTGAAACCCATTGCCTACTTGCGAGCCACAGTACGCGTGAAACCCAAGGCCAATTTGCGAGCCAGAAAGAATATGAAACCCAACTTCGATTTGCGTAACAAAACTTTAGGAGGTAATAAGAGATGTACGAGAAGATGAAGATTCACGAATTGGAGCAGAAAGCGAGAGAACACATTGCCACGTCAAAGACTTCTATTGTCGAGGCGACAAAAATCCTGAGGTACCTGGAAAAGACCTCAAGGTACAAGGAGAACACGAGGTACAAGAATGAGATGTTCAAGGTGTATCTGGAAGATCAGTTCGGAATTAGGTATGGAACATATCAAGAGCGAGTGCGTGCCTTGCAGTTTGAGAAAGAGATGGGCTCGTATGGTGTCGGACTTGTTGCTAAGATAATTAGAACATGCGGGAATCTAGGTGCGAATCGAGTGTTTAACGACGTCAGGAATCTGGAAGAAACAAAGAAAAATCCTGTATCGCGAGAAAAAATAGATCAAATCATAGAGAAACATCAAGACCCAAAACGAATGGCGATTATCAAGAAAGATCATACTGACTGGAGGGCAATGTATCAGGCCGAGGCAAATGCTCATGAGGAAACGAAGATGAGATTGCGTGAAGCGAATCAACGCATAAAGGAACTTGAAGAGCAGATCAATAAGCTGAAGGTCACAGCATCCATAGTGCCAAAGATCAGGGAGATCATGGAGAATAGGCCATCAGTGCAATAGTGGTATAAAAGCCAAAAGAAAATTGAAACCCAAGGCGTAACTGCGAGCCAATATCAAAGTGAACCCCAAAAGCGGTTTGCGATATACTCTAAATATGGATTCAAGCATGATTGAAAGGAGAGAGTCCGATGATTAAAATAGAAACGAGGTATTGCAAATATTGTAGAAAGAATGTACAATCAGTTGGGCGAAAACCAAATCACGTGCTGCACCTGATATTGTCCCTGCTGACTGGAGGGTTATGGCTAATAGTGTGGTTATGTATATGTATCAGCAGTTATCCTGCAATTTGCCCGGAGTGTAATAGAATACATGAAGCTCCAAACATTAAAACCACGAATCACCAAAATTGACACGCTCCGTGGAGTGGGCCCTGGAACAGAGCGTATCCGAGGCAACACGCTGATGAAGATCATCAAGCGAATAGCCGAGCGTGACGGCTATACCTGCAGGATATGTCACAGGGTCACACTCCATGGAGAGGTGGACCATGTTGTGCCACTCCATGCCGGAGGTCGTGAGGATGATGATAACAGGCAATTATTGTGTCGAGATTGCCATAAGTCGAAATCTGAACGAGAGGAGCTCGATAGAGATGCATAGGGGGGGGGCATAAATTGTTTGTAGCCTGGCGGATACAGTTAACCAGGGTGGCTTTCAGCCGCATAATTTTTTTCTGGTATGATGAGAAATCAAAAAAATCAAAGGAATCAAAATGAAACGCATTTTAAAAAAATCACCATTTCAGTCAGCGAAAGATAGCATTGGAGAATTGTCAAAAGGATTCAGATCGACAGGAGTTACCAAAGGACAATTTTCTCTGCTCGATTTGATCAGGGCTATAGCCGAGCAAATAGGACCGTCCGATTTAACCGTTTCAACGTGGTCGACAGGAATAAGGGACACAGAAAATCTTGGGATGCTGATAAATAAACATCTCTTCACATCAGTTTCTTTGTGCCTTGATCGTTCGTTTGCCGGACGCCAACCTCAGTATCTGGAAAGTGTTGTCAGGGTGTGGGGCTGGGATAATATTCGTATGACTCGCAACCATGCCAAATTTTTCATGCTCAGAAATGATTCCTGGGATATTTGCTGCCGATCCTCGATGAATCTGAATCGGAATCCACGCCTTGAGCAATACGACATAGATGACAGCCTGGAGCTGTGCGAATTTTTCCAAGGTGTTATTGATGAGATATTCGAAAAAATGCCTCCAGGGTTGACAAAGAAATGCAAAAAAAACGATGCTGTTTTTAGTGGCCTGCTTGGCGGTGGGCTTTCAGATGCATATAATCCTGGAGATATTCAGGGATTTGATTTTGAACATATTGATTTTAAATTCTGAGGAAAACAATGGCCATAGAAATCAAGAAGTTGAAACTGTCACAGATCAAGCTAAATCCTGATAATCCGAGGCAGATAAACAAAAAGCAGCTTGAGCGACTTGTGAAGTCCTTGCGTGAGTTTCCTGAGATGCTTGAGTTGAGGGAGATCGTTATTGATGAGAATATGATGATCCTCGGAGGGAACCAACGCTACAGGGCATTGAAGCAAGCAGGCGAGAAAGAGTGCATTGCAAAGATCGTTACCGGACTGTCTGATGAGCAGAAGAGGGAATTTATCATCAAAGACAATGGAACAAACTGGGGCGAATGGGATTTTGACGCTCTTGCAAATGGCTGGGATGATCTGCCTCTTGTGGAGTGGGGTGTTGATTTGCCGGAAGATTGGCTTGGGATTGGTGAATCTACAGAACCATCAGATGCAGAACCGCAGATTGACAAGGCTGAAGAATTGAATAAGGTCTGGAAGGTAAATCCGGGAGACCTGTGGCAGATAGCTGAACATCGGTTGTTATGTGGTGACTCCACGAAAAAAGAAGACGTGGAGAGGGTTATGGGCGGCAAAAAGGCGGATATGATATTTATTGACCCGCCATACATGACCTTCGGCAGTAGTACGGGAAAATTAGAGCCAAATGATTTTAATATGCTTGCTCCATTTTGGTCTATTGTGACGCTAACAGCACAAAGAAATTTAAATGACGGAGCGTCTTTTTTTTGTTGTTGTGATTGGAGAAGCTATCCGCTTTTATTTACACAGGCTTTTCAACACCTAAAAGTGAATAGTCTTATTGTTTGGGATTTGGGCGGGGCTTTGAAATTGAATATGGATGGTTTCAGGCCATCCTATGAATTGATTTTATATGCAGTGAATAGTAAATTTGGGAGAAATTGGAAGAACAAACAGGCTGGGGCTTGGAAAATAAAGAATAGAAGAGAAAGAGACTTATGGACTATTAATCAAAAAGAGGCTGCCCCCAGTAAAAGACGAGAACATCCAAGTCAAAAACCTGTTGAACTTATCAAGCGTGCAATAAATAATGGTTGTATAAATGATGGAGTAGTTTTTGATTATTTCCTCGGTTCCGGCACGACTATGGTTGCCTGCCAAAACCTTAACCGCAAATGCTATGGTATAGAGATCAGTCCTGATTACTGTGCTGTTGTTTTGCAGAGGATGCAGGATGCATTTCCCGATATTGAGATTAGGAGGTTGTAACAATGGCCAGAGGCGGATACAGACCCGGCAGCGGTCGCAAAAAAGGCAGTAAAAGCAAGGGCGCAATAATCAACAGCGAGGAGAAGTCTCAGATTGAGCAGATGCTGTCGTATAGCCTGAAGGCGAAGACCAAGCTCTATGCCGATTATTTGAATCGTGTGCGAAGCGGGGAGAAGGTAAGCCTCACAGAGAAACGACTGATGGAGAAGGTCGAGGCGGAGCTGAAAGCTATTGTCAGCGATGGTAAATTGGAGAAGAAAGCGGACGAAAAGCCGCTTGAGTATATGCTGCGCGTGATGAACGATCCTAATGCTGATCCGGAGTTGAGGTCACGTATGGCGCAGGCTGCGGCTCCGTATGTCCACCAGCGTCAAGGTGAGGGTATGGGGAAGAAGGAAGAGGCTGAAGACCTGGCCAAGAAGGCTTTGTCTGGGAAGTTTGCGCCTGGGAGACCGCCGCTGAAGGTGATTAAATAAAGCTTGACAATATTACTTATAGGGGATACATTGAAATCATGAAAACATCAATTAAAAAAATATATTGTAAGAGGTGCGGCCATGAATGGTATCCAAGAATCAAAGACGTCAGAAGGTGTCCAAAGTGCAAATCATATTATTTCGACAGGTTCCGAAAGACTCATAAACAAAAACAAAAAAATATTGACGCTTGAACGCGTGCATGAACTGTTTAATTATGATCCAGAAACGGGAATTTTTATAAGACTTATTGCGACAAGCAATCGAGTTACGAAAGGGACAAAGGCCGGAAGAAACAATGGTAATGGATATTTACGCATGATGATTGACGGACATACTATTTATGCTCATCGACTGGCATGGTTTTATGTCTATGGCGTGTGGCCAGAACACGAAATTGATCATATAGATGGCAATGGGTTTAATAATAGAATTTCAAATCTACGAGTTAGTACACACGCCGAGAATAGTCAAAATTTTTCCTTGCGAAAAACAAATAAAAGCGGAGCGACGGGAGTTTCATGGCTAAAAAATTATCAGAAATGGGAAGCGTATATTTGGTTGAATTACAAAAAGAGACATCTTGGATATTTTGATAAACTGCAAGATGCTCGTATCGCCTATTTAAAAGCAAAACAAGAATTGCATCATTTCCAGCCGGTTCCACGGAGTATTTCGTAATGCCCTTAGAGTGGAGTACTTCTTGCTTAAATTGGGAATCAAAAATCATGAAAGGCGAATCTCTCACGCCTCCTCCTATTTTTCCTGAAGAAGCTGCTGCGGGCCTTGCAGTTTTTAAAGAATTGAGGCTTGTTGACGTTCTTAATAGGCCCACACTTGGGGAGGCTGGGAGGCCATGGATATTTGATTTTGTGTCTACTGTCTTTGGGGCTTATGATTCAGAATCTGGTAGGCGACTTATCTCTGAATTTTTTCTTTTTGTAGCAAAGAAGAACAGCAAGTCAACTCTTGCAGCGGCATTGATGTTGACTTGTTTAATAAGAAATTGGAGGGATTCAGCAGAGTTTTTAATACTCGCACCCACAATTGAAATTGCTTCCAACTCATTCCTTCCCGCCAGAGACATGGTGAAAGCCGATCCACAGTTAAGCCAAATAATGCACATCCAGGACAATACCAGGACTATCAAACATCGGGGCACTGGAGCAATGCTCAAGATCGTGGCTGCCGCCTCAGAGACTGTAGGCGGGAAAAAAGCAACTGGGGTATTATGTGACGAGGCTTGGATATTTGGCAAAATGTTGAACGCCGAGAACATGCTACGAGAAGCCACCGGCGGCCTTGCTTCGAGGCCGGAGGGCTTTGTTATTTACCTGTCAACCCAATCAGATGAAGCCCCGGCGGGGATATTTAAGCAAAAATTGGACTACGCCCGGGGCGTCCGTGACGGCCGAATAGATGATCCCCATTTTTTGCCTGTTATTTACGAATTTCCAAAATTAATAATCGACGAGAAAAAACACCTCGACCCGAAAATGTTTTACGTCACCAATCCAAATTTGGGCGCATCCGTTGATGAACAGTTCATCGTCCGCGAATACAAAAAAGCAGAAGAAGAAGGACACGTCTCAATGCAGGGTTTCCTAGCGAAGCATCTCAATGTTGAAATGGGGCTGTCTCTGAAATCTCAGCGGTGGGCTGGGGTGGATGCCTGGGAAGATGCTGCCGGCGATGTCACGCTTGACTTGATCCTTGAGAAGTCAGAAGTCGTCGTTATTGGAATAGACGGTGGGGGGCTCGACGACCTTCTGGGGCTTGCCGTTATCGGGCGGGATACTAAAACAAAGAGCTGGCTGCTATGGATAAGGGCTTGGTGCCATCCCATCGCGCTAGAGCGACGCAAAAGTGAAGCTCCGAAATACCATGATTTTGCAAAAGATGGCGACCTTGTGATTGTCAGCGAAATTGGCCAGGACATTAAAGAAGCTGGAGACATTGTCAGGAAATGCGATTCTACCGGTTTGCTTGATCGGATCGGAGTTGATCAGGCCGGCATTGGAGCGATAGTCGACGAATTAGAGGCCGGTGATGAAAACGGAGAAGGAGCGATTGAACATGACCGTATTGTCGGGATACCGCAGGGATGGAGGCTTAATGGGGCAATAAAGACGCTGGAGAGAAAGATTGCGGAGAAAACCGTTATCCATGGTGGCCAGCCGCTCATGATGTGGTGTGTAGGCAATGCGAGAGTCGAACCGAGGGGTAACGCGATTCTGATTACCAAGCAGGCCAGCGGGACAGGGAAGATCGATCCTCTACTTGCGGCTTTGAACTCGGTTGCCCTGATGGCTATGAACCCTGAAGCGAGAACCACAAGATCACAATTTGAGGGTATGACGAGGGAAGAAATCCTGGCAAGCATGGCATTCTAACTATTTGATTAGAGTGGAGCGAATTGCTCTGAGCACGATGTAAAAAAAAGGCGGTGGCACTTGGTCACCGCCTTTTCAAACTCATTCGGCGTCAACATACCCGCCGAATTCTGTTATATCGGCAGAGGGGATGTTTACATTTCCCCTCCAGCCTGATACCCTATACTGCCGCAGGTAGTCGGGATACTGCGTGTTTGCACGCCTTGGCGTGCCCTTCGTGACAAACGTCAACGTGACGTTGTCGCGTCCACGTCCTCTGTTGTTGGCGTAGTGGACGTGGATGTCGCAATCCCTCAAATAAACATTTTTTTTACTAAACAGTTTCATCGATTGTCCTCCTTTCTCTGCCCCTCCATGAGTCGAAGTGCTAACTCCTGCAGCTCGCGGATCGTCGCAGCTTGTGCGGCGATTACCGACTCTGCTGTGCAGAGACCGTAGCGGTCTCCGCACCCAAGTTTTTTTGCGGCCTTCTCAGCCAGCTCGTAGTTTTTGTGGCGAGAGATGATCTCGCCTCCATTCAGCCTGTCAAATACCATTACCGGTTTCATAATATCCTCCTCTCTAAAAAGCATTAATCACTCATTTTATCGTAGCAATCGGGGCAGGAACTGCCCAGGGATGCCGACATAACAGATCCGCTGGGGATTGTGTGGCCGCAAGCGCATTTTATCATTTTCACTGGTGGCGTGGTGGCGTGGAGTTCGGCGGTTTTCCGCTCGTAGACATCCCCGTCTCGGCATATGCTGTACCAGTCGTTCTTATCATTCCGCAATTCGTAGCCTTCTTCTAGTGCCGTGACAACCTCGGTAGGGGTGAGGTGGCGAACCGCGCGATGTGCTGGAACAATTTCCCCCGCACTGTCAACCCCGTTAAAAATCTCACACTTGCCCAAAAAATACTCACTCCTATCGCCTGCATCTGCCCATCTGCCGTTGCTCATTTGATATTGCACTCTCATTTTTCTACCTCCTCCTGCGTTTTACTCTATACATTGCACCATCCATGCCACCGCCGCAAAAAATGTAATAAATCTGTAATATGTAATGATGACAGGTAGTTATGCGTGACTACATGCGATGATCAATGGCGCAAAAAATATGCCGAGTGCGTAGCTGATTACGCACTTTCCTGAGTTAAAAAGCATGTAAAGCTATAAAATGTAGTAATTTTGCCATGTTATCTGGTGCGCAGCAAATTACGCAGGTGCGTAGTAAATTACGCAAAAAAGCTTGACATTATTCTAAAGTCATGCATAATCGTATTATGGGATTTATAAAGTGGTTACGGGACTCCATTGATATACGTGATGTTTTCGTCTTCGGCGGCCTTGTAATGCTCGGATATGGGCTATATTCACGATGGGGGCAATGGCTGGCCTTTCTGGTGTGCGGGGCAGTTCTTATACTGCTTGGCTTGGGGTGGTTGACGCGGATACAAAAAGAGGGTCAACATGGGGATCATTAGCAGTATGGAAAAACGCAAGGCACTCGGGGCGATGGATGACAGTTGGTATGCTCCGGGTGGTTTTTTCTACGGGGGCAATGGTTTACAAACAAAGGCTGGCACGCAGATTTCAGAGACGAGCGCGATGCAGCTTGCCGTGGTCTGGTGCTGCATCAAGGTGATATCTGAAGACTCTGCCTCGCTTCCTCTGCATCTATATCGCCGTATCAGCGGCGGTGGTCGTGAGCGGGCCGTCGATAACAGTCTTTATGCTCTTTTACATGACCAGCCGAATTCCGAGATGACAGCTATGAGCTTTCGGGAGGCGTACGTATCGCATATGCTTTCGTGGGGTAACGCCTACGCTGAAAAGGAGTTCGGAAAAGGACGAGTATCACGTTCTATCACTGAGCAGTTATGGCCGATACCTCCTCATCGTGTCAGGGTGAAACGGGATCAACGAAACCAAATCGTGTATCACATCAGCATGGCCGGAAGTGGGGAACCCGACGTAATCCTGCAGAAAGAGAAAGTCCTGCACACTCCCGGCCTGTCGTTTGATGGGCTTATCGGGTATTCACCTGTCGCGTATCATAGAGAAGCAATCGGCCTTGGTAAGGCTCTTGAAGAATTTGGTGGGCTTTATTTTGGACAGGGAACGCATCCAGGCGTAATTGTGTCCCATCCAGGCAAACTATCTCCTGAAGGGCATCAGAACCTCAAGACTTCATTGGCCGAAGCGCACTCAGGACTTGGGAAGTCTCATCGGCTTATGCTTCTTCAAGAGGCTATGAAGGTTGAAAAAATCGGGATACCGAACGACGAGGCGCAATGGCTTGAAAGCCGTAGTTACCAGAACATAGACATCGGCTCCAGGATATACCGTTTACCTCCTCAGATGTATGGTGAATACGACAAGGCTTCTACGTACGCCAGCGCGGAGCAATTCAACATTGATTACGTCGTAAAAACACTCCGATCGTGGCTGGTGCGACTCGAACAGTCATTCAATACGTCGCTGATTCCTGAACAATATCGGGCTGATTTATATTTTGAACACGCAATAGACGGTCTTTTGAGGGGTGATTCAGCGGCGCGGGCATCGTTCTACCGTGAATTGTTCCAGGTGGGAGGCATAACTCCGAATCAGATTGCCGAAATGGAGAACTGGAATCCTATAGGGCCGGAAGGCGACAAACGTTTTGTGCCTTTGA